TGTTTGTTTGCTTTCTGCGAAAGTCGTCTTTAAGTTTTTAGTCCTGTTTCTCCATGTACCTGTGACATGCAGGAAGTGTAAAGACATGCATCATGCAAGGAGGTTTTCCGTTCTTCCTCCCCCCAGAAGATCTGATCTCCGAGATTTATCAATCCGTTCCAATATGACGAAGGTCATTGGATGCAAATTGAGATGCAGTAGTGCGCTTGGCGCGGCGTGAGTACGCTACGAAGCGAGGGTTGAACTCAAAGCTATGTCTAGGATTAAACATGAAGCCAAGAGCTTTATCAGCATCCGAAAGAGGTAGTCCGAATCTGGCAGTAACGTCGTCTGAAGCGACTAGTTGACTAGCAAATCCGCGCTCTGTTGCGGGTGGTTCACCTAAATGAAAAACCGTCTGGATGTGGATAATTTCCGTCGTTAAGTACGTCTCGATTGCATCTTCAAATGCAGTCCGTAGATCTTGGTCCGAATAACCGGCTGGAGCGACTTGAAGGCCTAAGTGTGATAAGGCTGTATCAAGGTCTCTGCCGTGTGGCACGGGTTGAGATCTGACGTAGTCTCGGGTAGCCATCTGAATGATGGAAACCAGGTCTCTCATTTCATCAGCGTGTGGATAGTCATCTGGAATAGAATTGTACCCTGCGTCTGTCGGTGGTGGGATCGGCGCACTAACTTCGATGTCAGTAGTTCCAACTTTTATTTTAAATGTTTCATTGTGGATCTCCTTTAATCGTTCATTAGCCTTTTCGTCAATTAACGCTTTACTGTAAACATCTTTAAACACCAAAGAGTTTGGTGCAACAGTTGCTGCAGTGTACGTCGTGTCTGGGTCAATACAAAGACCGGCAATTAACCATCTCTTAAAAAGAACTGGTGCATGCTTGACTTCGATAAGTCCCATCTTTGACTCAAGATTGCCAATCATAGACAGTGCTGCTGACATATGATTTGGGATATGTGATTTGTCGTAATAAATAGCTTTCAACGGCTGAAGAGCTGCTTTCTGCGGATCTGACAATGTGGAATACAATTGTCGGCACGCTTTGTAGTAGCTAAGAGCCTCGAGCTTATCACGAGCTTGATATATAGATGCAGAAGGTAGGTCCGTCCTCATCAAAACTGATTCTACCGATTGTGTAAACGGTGATGCAACTGTAGAAGGCAATTCAAAGTTCAACTCAATACTTCCAGCGGGAATGCTTTCTGTAATAGTCTCAAGAACTGCAGGCATAGGTGTAACCTCTGGCAAAGGTTCAATCCATCGAAAGGCCTCAGTAGTAGTCTTCGGTCCTGACGGAGTGTTCTTCACTTTCGGTCGGTTGCCCTGTCGTCTCTGTGCAAAAGCTTTGTTAGGATTATCTCCTGCTCTGCGGGGTGGCTGTCCATTGCTTACAGCTTCGCCAACATCTCTCGCGTTGTAGTTCATTTGTCCAACGATGTTTGTTTTTGGTATCCTCTGTTATGATTCAACG